AAACGAAGAAGACCCAATGAAACCTCGTGAGCCTATGGTTATTAATGAAATGACTCCAGAAGGAATAATAGTTAATGATTTAACAATTGGTGAATACGATGTAATTGTTGGTACAGCTCCAGCTAGGGATAATTTTGATGATATTCAATTTGCACAAGCACTTGAATTAAAACAAATGGGTGTTCCCATACCAGATGATGTTATTATAGAATATTCAAACTTGCAGAGAAAAAATGAGTTAGCAAGAAGAATAAGAATAATGACTGGTCAGGAACCACCTACACCAGAGGAAGCAGAAATGTTAGCGTTCCAAGCGGAGGCACAAATTAAACAAATAGAATTACAAATAGCTCAGTTAGAAGCCCAGGTTGGTAAAACCCAATCAGAGGCTCAACTTAATGTGGCTAAAGCTCAAGATTTAACAGAGCTAGATCCACAGATACAAATAGCTAAGCTTCAAGCTGAGATACAAATGAAGAGAGAAGAACTCGAGTTACGTAGACAGTTATCTGCAGATACAAATGATATGCGCAGAGGACAATCTGATACTCAAGCGGCTGTGAAAATGGCCACAACTGCAATAAAGCAATAATATAGGAGTAAATTATGGCAGAAGCAAAACCACAAGAAGCGGCTCCGCAAGAAGCCGAACGACAATTCGATGTTACTTATGATGGAATGCCAGGCGCAGATAAAGTAAGTGAAGAAGAAGCGTCACCTTTTTCAGAGGATCTAAGTTTTGGCTTAGATGGAGATGGAAACCCAATAGAAGAGGAAGCAAATGAAGACTCAGAAGAGACTGATGCAATTGAAGAAACAACAGAAGAGGATCCAGAGACGGAGGAGGAAGTTGTTACAGAAGAGGAAGGAGACCCTGATGGAGAGGAAGCAACAGAGGAAGAGGCAGCGCCAATTCCTGAAGGAGATGATGGAGAACTTCCGGAAGAACCTCTAGAAGCTAAAAAGAAATCTCCTATGGTTCCTAAATCGAGATTAGATGAAGTGTTGGCAAAACAGAAAGCTTTACAAAAACAGTTAGACGAGCAAGCTGCACAGCAAGCTCAAGTTCAAGCTGAAGCTCCTCAATACGAGTTCGAAGCTAAAGAAGCTGAATACCAACAATTAGTACTTGATGGTGAAGCTGATAAGGCTACTGCATTAAGAACTGAAATTAGAAATGCTGAAAGAGAACAAATGATGTTTGAGGTCCAACAGAAAATGGGCCAAACAGTTCAACAAAGTCAGGAAGCTATCCAGTTACAAACTACAGCTAATCTTATACAGGAACAATACCCTATTCTTGACGAAAATAGTCAGGAATACAATAAAGATATGGCAGATGAAGTAATAGACCTTCGTGACGCTTTTATAGTACAGGGTTATCAAGCAGCTGATGCTTTAACTAAAGCAACTAAATATGTTTTAGCAGGTAGTCAGCCAGAACCAGTTGCGGAAGCCCCTGCACCTAAACAACAAGCTGCAGTGGAGCAGAAGAAAAAGAAAGCGACAGTTAAAAAGAAGATAGCAGCTTCTCAATCTCAACCACCTGACCTACAAGGACAAGGAAATGCTGAGAGGGGGGAAGGAACGCTTGATGTTAATGCTTTATCTGAAGATGAATTTAATGCACTACCAGAAGAAACTTTACGTAGATTACGTGGTGACTTTGGGTAAATAGTTGTATATCATATAAAGAATTCGTTAGCTAGAACGATATCTAGCCCTAGTCGTTAAGGTAAAAAAACGTTGTTCGTCTATCATGACGTTAATCTGGTCGAGGTCGCATTCGTTAAAGTCGCGAAGTCGTTCCCTCACGATACGAGGTATACGGGTTAATTTTGTCACCCCAATAAGTTGGCAGGTAATAGTAACGTAATAAATATAGGAGAAGCCCAATGGCTAATACTAATTTCGCGTCACTGACCTCCGAACAATTAACGGCTTGGTCACGTGACTTTTGGCGCGTTGCTCGTAACATGTCGTTCATTAATCAGTTTGCTGGTTCTGGGTCCAATGCAATGGTCCAAAGAATAAGTGAACTTACTAAGTCTGAAAAAGGAGCTAGAGCTGTTTTAACACTTTTAGCTGACATGACAGGCGATGGTATCACTGGAGATAACACTCTAGAAGGTAATGAAGAATCGTTAAGAGCATACGACATAGTTGTTCAATTAGATCAACTAAGATTTGCTAATAGACTTGCTGGTAGATTAGCTGATCAAAAATCAGTTGTTAATTTCCGTGAACATTCTAGAGATGCTCTTGCTTATGCAATTGCTGACAGAATAGACCAATTAGCGTTTTTAACGCTTTCTGGTATCGCGTACACGCAAAAAAACAACGGTGCTCTAAGACCAGTTTACACTACTGGCCAAAACCTAGGTGATCTCGCTTTTGGTAGCGATGTCTCATCTCCAACTTCTAATAGACATAGAAGATGGGATGCAACTAGTGGTTTGGTTGCTGGTGATGTCACAGCTACTGCAGCTGCTGATAAACTGTCTTATAACGCAATTGTGGACTTAAAAGCTTATGCTAAAGATAACTACATCCGTGGTATCAGAGGCGCAGGCAACGATGAGGTATTCCACCTTTTCGTAACTCCACAAGTAATGGCTGACCTTAAACTAGACTCTGATTTCTTAGCTAACGTTAGGAATGCTGGAGTAAGAGGACCTAGCAACACTTTGTTTGCTGGATCTTCTAGCTTAATGGTTGATGGAATAATGGTACATGAGTTCAGGCACGTGTTTGATACTTCAGGAGCTACTTCTGGAACATCAAGTAACGCTGGATCTGCTGGATACAAGTGGGGCGCTGACGCTGACGTCAATGGCGCTGCTTGCTTATTCTGTGGAGCTCAAGCTCTTGCTATGGCTGATATCGGTCTACCGGAAATGGTTGAAGATAACTTTGACTACGGTAACCAAAATGGTATCTCTATTGGTAAGATCTTCGGTCTTAGAAAGCCAAAATTCCAAAGCGACCACAACAGCGCAGTTGAGGACTTTGGTGTAATTAGACTTGATGTTGCTTACGCATAATCCAGTCTTAGTTGAAGTGAGGGCCATCTTTGGGTGGCTCTCCTTCATTTTTTAATTTAGGAGAAATAATGAAAGTAATTTCAAATGAAGATATGTATGTATCTACAACATGGGGAGCTGCTATACGTTTGTATGCGGGTGAACCAAAAGAAGTTGGTGACGACATAGGATATGTTGCAATTCAACAGGGAGCTAGGGAGATAAAAGATAACGAGCCTTTAGAAAAACCTGATTTAATAATAGAAGCGGAAGTAGTTGAACTACAAGACGCCGAAGTTATAGAAGACGTTGAAGAGGTTATTCTTGAGGAAGAAGATGGAAGGGGAGAAGTATTAAAAGCAGCAATGCAACAGATATTAGATGAAGGAGACCCAGATAGTTTTACTTCTGATGGGCTACCTAAACAATCTGTTATAAAAGCTGTTTTTGGAGAACAAATAACCTCAGATGAAAGAGATGAAGTCTGGGCAGAAATAGTAATAGATAAAGAAGACTAATGGCATCAGTAACGACAGGGGCAAATATATTATCACGTGTAGAGTCTACACTTCAGGACACAGCTAATGTTAGATGGACTGAAGCAGAGTTATTAAATTATATTAATGATGGGCAACGCGAAATAGCTAATATTCAGCCCTCGTCTACTGCATTACATGCTAATGTACAGTTAGTTACTGGTACTAAACAAGCAATTCCTTCAGACGGACTAAAACTTATTAGTGTATTACGGAATATGTCTGATGCTTCTGGTGGTGCTACTGGTGGTAGGGCTATTAGATTAGTATCTTGGGATATTTTAGATACACAAAACCCAGATTGGCATGACCCAACTGTAACAGGAGATGCAACTCATGGTACAACCCCTAAACATTATTTATTTGATGAAAATGATCCTTTAAATTTTTATGTTTATCCTGGGGTAGCTGGAAATGCTTATGTGGAGATGGTTTATTCACAAAGACCCACAGATTTAGCTAATACTTCTGCAACAATTGCTGTTCCAGATAATTATTCTAATGCTTTAATAGATTATTGTTTATTTAGAGCTTTTACTAAGGATTCAGAATTTGCTGGTAATGCCCAGCGAGCTGGAACTCATTATCAGTTGTTTGCTGTTAGTGTAAGTGGTAAAGCCCAAATAGACGCTTTAATAAAACCTGATATACAAATAATGAGTACTGCAAATGGCTAGTTTTGAATCGTTTATGAAAGATGTATTACCCTACGTACCTGGGTGCCCAGATACTGTTGTAGAGAATGCATTACGTTCTGCTTCAATTGAACTTTGTGAAAAAGCTTCGGTATATACTAAAGAGTTAGACCCTATAACTACTGTAGCTGGTGTTTATGAATACGAGTTTAATCAACCTGCAGGCACTAAAGTAGATAAAATAATTTGGGGGATTTATGATGGTAAAGATTTAGAGGCCATTACTCCAAGAGGTCTAGAAAGTAAGAAACCTAAATGGAGAGACGCTAATAACACCTCAACTCCTGAATATTTTATTCAACAGTCTCCAGATTTATTTTGGTTAGTACCAGTACCAGATACTACTAAATCAGGGGGTATTATATTAAATGTAGCTCTAAAGCCTTCTCGTACTTCTAATAATATTGCTACAGAAATAGCAGATGATTATAGAGATGGTATAGTATTTGGGGCTTTATATAGATTACTTAGGATGCCATCAAGAGACTGGTCGGACCCAATGGCAGCAGCAGATTATGCGGGGATGTTTAGACAAACAGTAGAAGAAGCTGAAATAAAAGCTAGAAGAGCCGATATTGGAGTAGGGAGAAGAGTAACATATGCTGGTGTTGGGGTAGCCCCTACTAGAAGGTATCGGAGGTATGGATCGGAGAAAGGGTAAATGGCCGTTAAGTTTAGTAAGATACATGTTGATGACTTACAATTTGTTTATGAAGATATAGAGGAAAAATTAAGGTATGTAATTAAAAAGAGTTATTCTGACTGGGTACCAGCAGATGTTTATGTGGCCCTAAAGAATAAAGAAGCAGATTTATATATAGCTTATGAAGGAGATAAAAATGTTGGATTTATTGTTACTAGTACACAGCAGAACCATGGGGGTGGACCCACTTTATTTATATGGGCGGCTTGGCAAGACCCTAAATGTAACTATACAAAAAATGGGTTTAATTTGTTGGATAAGCTTGCAGAAGAGTTACAAGCAGATAATATTGAGTTTCAGACAAGTAGAAAGGGTTGGGAAAAAACAGCCCCTAAATTTGGATATAAATTAGTTGTATGCATCAAAA